GTACCACTAGTTCCTGATGAACCATTTGAACCTGAAGAACCTGATGTTCCTGAACTACCATTAGAACCTGAAGTACCACTAGTTCCTGATGAACCATTTGAACCTGAAGAACCTGATGTTCCACTTGTTCCTGAAGAACCTGAAGTTCCTGATGTTCCTGATGAACCATTAGAACCACTAGAACCTGATGTTCCTGATGTACCATCGCTACCACTAGAACCACTTGTTCCTGCTGTTCCTGAAGAACCTGAAGTACCCGCTGTTCCTGATGAACCTGATGAACCACTTGTTCCTGCTGTTCCTGAAGAACCTGAAGTACCCGCTGTTCCTGATGAACCTGATGAACCTGATGAACCACTTGTTCCTGAAGAACCAGCCGTTCCCGATGAACCTGATGTGCCAGCTGTTCCTGAAGAACCACTTGTTCCTGATGTTGCTGCAGTATATGATGTACCGTTGATAATTAAATCTCCACCACCTACTATTTCTATCGAACCTGTTGTTATTATTGATCCAGTTATTTTAAGTGAACCTGTAAATTCGTGTCTATCATCTTGAGTGTCACCAAATTTAGTCGAACCTGATTGGTAAAGAACCGAAGAAGAAACTAATGTGATGTTTATTTCTTTTGCCGTTAATGTACCTGCAATTACTACATCACCATTAACTAACATTTGACCGTTAGTTATTGAAGCACTTACACTACCACTTACTATTTTGTTTAATTCTAAACCTGTTACACCAGTTGCTGGTATATTATAAAGTCCTGCACCGTCACCTTTAAATGAACCTGTGAATATAGAAGAGGTTACTGATTGGTTAAACTTAACATTTAAGTTTGTCTCCCAAACTGATCCTGTTAATGCAAATATACTATCCCCTGATGAACCACTAGAACCTGAAGTACCCGCTGTTCCTGAAGAACCTGAAGTTCCTGCCGTTCCTGATGAACCGCTAGAACCTGAAGTTCCTGAAGTACCGTCAGACCCTGAAGTACCCGATGTACCAGCCGTTCCTGATGAACCTGACGTACCCGCTGTTCCTGAAGAACCTGAAGTTCCTGCCGTTCCTGATGAACCGCTAGAACCTGAAGTTCCTGAAGTACCGTCAGACCCTGAAGAACCTGAAGTACCTGCTGTTCCTGATGAACCTGACGTACCCGCTGTTCCTGAAGAACCTGAAGTTCCTGAAGAACCACTAGAACCTGATGTTCCTGATGTACCATCACTACCACTAGAACCACTTGTTCCTGATGTACCTGCTGAACCTGATGTTCCTGCTGTTCCTGAAGAACCTGATGTTCCTGCTGTTCCTGAAGAACCTGAAGTTCCTGAAGAACCATTACCACCAATAGTGGCAATTACGGTACCCGTTTGAGCCTCGTTAAAATATACTTTTAAGTTATTACTATCAATAACTTCAATTTCTGTTGGAATTACAACTTTATCACTACCATCAAATACATTGATTGCTGGATATTTGTAACCTAAATTGTGGTTGAATGACCATGTTGTTGATGCTGAACCAATTACTAATGTTTTAGTTTGACCTGAAACAATAACCGCATTTTCAGCATATACAGCGTATGATGAAGAAACTGCAAATGATGATGTTCCAGCAAATTGAGAATTTGAACCTGAAACATATGTATTGAACGCTGTTTCATCTAATTTACCTGTTCCAACTGTTACACCATTCAATTTTAATGAACCTGTGATATTAACACTACCTGTAAATTCATGTGTATCATCTAAAGTATCTCCAAATTTGGTTGAACCTGATGTATACATTATTGAAGAACTTACGTAATCAATATTTAATTGTCTTGCAGTTAAAATACCATTAATATATGTGTCAGCGTTTACTCTGAACGTTCCGTCCGATTGAATTGATGCACTTACTGAACCACTTACTATTTTATTTAATTCTAATCCTGTAACTCCACTTGCTGGAATATTATATAAACCTGCACCATCACCTACAAATGAAGATGATACTACTGATGACGTTAACGCACCTACAATTCTTACTGGATTTGTTGTTGACCAAATAGAACCTGTTAATGCAAATAAACTATCTCCTGATGAACCACTTGTACCCGCAGTTCCTGATGAACCACTTGTACCTGACGTACCATCGCTACCACTAGAACCTGAAGTACCAGCCGTTCCTGAAGAACCTGAAGTTCCTGCCGTTCCTGAAGAACCACTAGAACCTGAAGTTCCTGACGTACCATCACTACCACTAGAACCTGAAGTTCCTGACGTACCACTTGTACCATCACTACCACTAGAACCTGAAGAACCATCACTACCACTAGAACCTGAAGTACCAGCCGTTCCTGAAGAACCTGAAGTTCCTGCCGTTCCTGAAGAACCACTAGAACCCGAAGTACCTGATGTACCGTCAGAACCCGAAGAACCTGACGAACCACTAGACCCTGAAGTACCAGCCGTTCCTGATGAACCACTTGTTCCTGATGTCATTGCTGCGAATGAAACACCATCAATAACTAAACTACCATTTGTTATATTAACAGAACCAGAAACAAAAATTGAACCTGTAAACTGATGTGTGTCGTCCGATGTATTACCAAATTTATTTGAACCTGACGTATAAAGTATTGAAGAACTTACGTAATCAATATTTAATTGTCTTGCAGTTAAAATACCTTTAACATTAACATCTGAATTAATTTCTACAAGTGATCCGTTATCACTAATATTTGAATCAACTAATGTTGGGTCACCAGCACCTGTTTGAAATTTACCAATTGTATTATTTGTACCTGAAACAGTTACTGAAGTACCTGAAGTTCCCGCCGTTCCTGATGAACCACTAGAACCTGAAGTTCCCGCCGTTCCTGAAGAACCACTAGAACCTGAAGTTCCTGACGTACCACTTGTACCATCACTACCACTAGAACCTGAAGTACCAGCCGTTCCTGAAGAACCACTAGAACCTGATGTTCCTGATGAACCACTTGTTCCTGATGAACCGTCAGAACCTGAAGAACCTGACGTACCACTTGTACCATCACTACCACTAGAACCTGAAGTACCATCACTACCACTAGAACCTGATGTTCCCGCTGTTCCTGATGAACCTGCAGTTCCTGATGAACCACTAGAACCTGAAGTACCTGAACTATTTGATGTGTATTCTGAACCGTTCAAGTAGAAACTACCTGTAATGTTCATTGAACCACTAATATTAACTTGATTAGTAATTGTTGCGGTTGTACTTGTTAAACTGTTAATAGTTAATCCACTAACAGTACCACCTTCAATGTTACCAACTAAATTTAATTTTATATTACCAACATTACTATTGTTTAAAATATATAATGATTTATCACCACTAGCATAGAATGGTGTACCATCTAAACCTGAACCATACGTTCCAGCAGAAATTGAAGGTGCATTAGTTCCTGTATAAAGTTTTGATACCGTATTGAACGCTCCCGCAACTCCATCATCTACACCTATTGGGGAACCGATAAAGATAAATGGACCATGTAAATCACTTATCGAACCGCTTGCAATTACCAATTCGCCATTTCTAGCTAATGTTCCTTTAAGGTTATCTATCCTACCTCTTCTGTGTTTAATAATTTGTGCCATCTACTTTGTGTTTGTTTTGTTTATAAATAGTGTATTTTATCACATCTACCGAATTATTTCTATCTATTTTGATATATTTTTATTATTAATTTGTCTTTTTTATATAAATCCATCTCCACAATCTATCACATTAGAACTTCCGTCTTGAAAAACAACTTGTTGTCCTTGCATTGATAATGACGCTGACACAATTTGAGCTTGTATTTGTGCTTGCATAATTGCCATTGCTCCTGATACTATTAATGATTCGCGTAATAAATCTGTTGATGTTAATAATGTCGTACCATTAACTGTTAGGTCACCATTAATAACAACTGAACCTGATGTACGTAATGAACCAGTAAACAGATGTAAATCATCTGATGTATCTCCGAATTTTGTTGAACCTGATGAATAAAGAACTGAAGATGTTACATAATTAATATGTAATTCTCTCGCAGTTAATGTGCCATCAATATTAACATCGGTATTAACTCTTAATGTACCGTCGGCCATTGAAGCGCTCACACTTCCACTGATAATTCTATCTAATTGTAATCCTGTAACTCCACTTGCTGGTATATTATATAAACCAGCACCATCTCCTTTGAAAGATGCAGTAATAAATCCACCGTTCTCAATGTATATGTTAGAACCACTTGTTAATACTAATGACGCACTTTCATTTAATAAAACATTTGCGTCATTAATACCTAATTGAGAAGATATACTTAACGAACCTGTAATTTGGATATCGTTTGTTGTTGCCCAAAATGAACCACTATTTGCAAATAAAGAATCTCCTGATGAACCACTAGAACCTGAGGTACCTGCCGTTCCTGATGAACCTGAAGTACCTGCCGTTCCTGAAGAACCATCACTACCTGAAGTTCCTGAAGTTCCTGCTGTTCCTGAAGTACCCGCAGTTCCTGAAGAACCACTAGAACCTGAAGTTCCTGCAGTTCCTGATGAACCATCGCTACCTGAAGTTCCTGAACTACCACTAGTACCACTAGAACCTGACGTTCCACTTGTGCCAGCACTTCCTGAAGAACCACTAGAACCTGAAGTACCTGCCGTTCCTGAAGAACCACTTGTTCCTGATGTACCATCACTACCACTAGAACCTGAAGAACCACTTGTTCCTGATGAACCACTTGTACCAGATGTTGCGGCCGTAAATGATGTTCCGTTTATTATTAACGAACCTGATATATTAACTGAACCTGTAAAATTATGATTGTCATTTATAGTATCACCAAACGCAGTTGATCCACTTGCGTATTGAACAGTCATGTTTGTAACTGAAGACGAAATTATTAACGTCCTTGCAGTTAATGTACCCTCAACTGTTAAATCACCTGTCGTTACAAGTGACCCCGTGATTTTAATATCATTAGTAGTTGAATAATATGAACCTGTTTGTTGGAATATTCCCGCACTACCTAAACTGTCTAATGAATCTTTTAATGTTCTACCAACATATTGATATGCTGTTATGTAAACATATTTTGTATTATCAGGAGCGTCCGCAGTTAAAACAAACTGAAGAACACCCGTTTTATAATCAAATACAAATTTTGTAGGGTCTAATTGATCACCAGCCGATGGTGAAGATGAGTTTGTTGAAACGAAAACTTTAACACCATAACCCACTGGACTGTCTTCCGCGTTGGAGGTAGATAGTGAGGGGATTGAATATTTTGGTGATACGAAGTTTTTTTGTTGGTTAGAATCAATTAACTGAGCATCAATACCAGCCGTAGTACCTGTAGTGAAAAACCAAACTTGGTTATTCGTACTTGACTTGGTCATCTTGTAACGATAGTAATACTTAATTACGTCTTGACCACTCGGAGAATATGTTGATAAATTGTCTCCACTTGTTCCGAAAGGAATGCTACTTGCCGGTATTAAATCTTGATCTACATAAACCTCGTTAGCATTAATGTCTAATACTGAAGTAAAAGCTTCTTGAGCATCGGTAAAAGTTTCGTGTGTGTATCTTCTACTTTGGAGTAACCTTGGGGATTTTTTACTATTATCTATCGACATTTCTTATTAACTAAAAGTTGTTGTTATTGATGTTATTGGCGTTGGGTCTCCCTTGTATCTTACAATTACATAAATATTAGTATATGTAGCGTTTAGTATCATACCATCCGCACTAATTAATGGTATTGTGTATGTATTACTTGAAACTGAACTTGTGTTACAACGATTTACGTATATACTTGAACCAAATGGATTTGTTCCGTCAGTATTTGCAGTAATTGTTCCTAAGTTTGTTAAAGCATTTGATGGGTCAAAAAATCTTGGTGGTGTATATAAACCACTCTTTGTTGATTCAAATAAAATTAAACATGAAACAGAATCACTCGTTGTCGCATCCCAATTCACAAGAGTTTTTCCCATGTTTAAAGTCATTGTACCTTTTACTCCAGCATTGGTTGTAACTTTTCTAATATAATATTTGTAATCACTATCAGCACTTGGGTTTGTTAACCAATACCCGTATGTTCCACCAGGTTTTACTAAGAAACCAGGTTTAACTTGTAAATCTCTCGCACCTAAATTATACAATCCAAATGTAGTATCCCAAGCCGTTCCTGTAAATGATAAAATATTATCACTTAATTGTATTCTATTGTTTTCACCAAGGAATGGTTCAGAGTTAGATGCCCCACCATTTGTTGCAGTATCACCTGTTTGTGGTCTACCATAATACGCTAAACTACCACTCGCACTTGGTTGTCCAAATGTGCCCGCCGTATGATAAGAAACTGTTGATGTGTTTGTTGTTGTACTTCCACCTTTATTTAATCCATTTATTTGTAATGAAAAAGATGTTGTACCTAAACCTGTTTGATTTATATTTTCATCAGATGTACCAGGTACAAATGAAGATGTTGTATATACTTTTACTATGTCAGTTTCATAAGGAACCGTTCCTGTACTTCTAGCGGTTACACCTGTCGAATCGTAAACCGCATTTGCAGTTTGTATTGTTCCTCCCAAAGTTGATACTGTCGTTATTCCACCTGATTCACTCACTAAAGTATCTGGCGATGTAATTGTTGCAATACCTGTACCAGCATAATATAATGGATTAAACAATCCCAATACCGAACCTGATATCGTATATGTTGCTGAACTTAAATAAGGTGCTCCACTCAATGAACGAGACACCGCAGTTATCCCATTAACACTCACACCACTGAATGTAGGTGTTTGTGCCGGTATGTTTGTATTAATGGTAGAAAGAGGTGCGTAGAATAATTCTGTAAAATGTGTTTGTGGTGTTGTATATGCACTTGAACCACTTGCAATCGCAATTGATGCTGATATGTGATAATAACCACTACCACTTATTGCGGTTGATCCTCCATTATAAATTGCCGGTGAGAAAACCGTAACGTATTTACCATCTTGATATGCAGCAGGAATAACAGCGGGATTTGCCGTGTTAATCTTTGCTAAAGTAACTCCACTAGTTGTACCCGCACCTGTTTGTGTAATAAGTGCCTGTGAACTTGAAGTTGCCGTATCTGTTTTAGAACTATTATCTTTAAATTTGAAAGTGAATGAACCCGAAACTTTAAATGAAGTTGGAGTTCCACTACTTAATGTACCTAAACCGAATAATTGTGAGTCAACTGATGATGAAACTATTGTAGAACCACCGGCGACACTTGTATACGTTTCGTAATATCCTGAATTAGTATAAATTGGTGAAATACCACTGAAGATTGTTGAACCTGTAGTTGCAAAACCTTTACTTTGTAAGTAAGTAATTGTTGAATTACTCGAGTCTAATGGTATACTACCAACCGTAACCGTTCCTGTTGTATTATTATTAGGGACTGTTGTATATGAACTATATGTTTTTGTATTTGGTGCCGCGTCAGGTGCTGAAGATGATAATAAACCTGCAACAAATCTTAATATTTCAGAAACATCTGTATTTTCATTGAAGTTATTAAAATAAGAACCATTTAAACTTGACTGCCATGGATTTGATGTTGGTACACCCACATTGATATTTTCTGCATGTATTGATTGTGATACTGATAAAGCATACTTGTTACTTACACTACCATCGGGTGAATTTAATAAAACTTCACTACCGGTAATTTCTTGATTTCCTTTTAAGGTCATTGACCCTGTAACCAAAAGTGAACCTGTAAATAAATGTGTATCATTTTGACTATCACCAAAATTACTTGAACCGCTCGCATATTGAACGGTCATGTTAGTAACAGAAGACGATACTATTAATTCATTAATGGTTAATTTACCATCAATTGTTACGTCATTTTTTGTGTACCAATTTGAACCTGTTAATGCAAATAAACTATCACCAGAAGTTCCTGAAGAACCATCACTACCTGAAGTACCAATTGCCCCATCTGACCCACTTGTTCCAGACGTTCCTGATGTACCATCTGTTCCATTAGAACCACTCGTTCCTGAAGAACCATCACTACCTGATGTTCCATCTGTTCCATTAGAACCACTCGTTCCTGAAGAACCGTCCGTACCGTTAGAACCTGATGTACCATCTGTTCCATTAGAACCTGAGGTTCCACTTGTTCCAGCAGTACCTGTCAAACCAGGTACACCTAATGGAATAATTAAAAACTCATCATTATCATTCGGATCTGTTCCATTAGATGATAATTGAGTGACTGTATATTTTTCATATCCACTATCAAGTGGTAATGTTAAATCAATTTTTAATAACTTGAACGTTGCCGTGTCCCCTACCTTAACTAATTTTAAAATTGTTCCGATAGTTAAACCATCTAAATAAGCTGAGAAATTTGTACTAGGTGAATAAGCAACATTATCTAATGTGATACTTGTTGTTGACGTTCCCCAAGATGCTGAATCCAAGTTGAAGTATCCTACTCCTGGATCAACACTTGTGTTTGTATTTCCACTATATCTCCAAATTGCTAAATGTCCTTCATAACCCGCATAACCACTTGTACCTGAAGAACCATTAGATCCACTAGTACCTGATGTACCACTCGTTCCAACTCCACTAGTACCTGAAGTACCATCTGTACCACTTGTTCCTGAACTACCGTCTGTTCCGTCACTTCCATTAATTCCGGACGTACCATCAGTACCGCTTGTTCCTGATGTACCATTTATACCACTTGTACCTGAAGAACCATTAGATCCACTTGTTCCTGAAGTACCACTTATTCCACCTCCGGTACCTCCTGTTATTGTAACTATTACATCACCATTACCACTATCGGTAACCGTGGCACCACTAAATGTGATTTTATCAACATTATTAATTGTTGTTGTTCCGTCTGTTAACGTGATTGCCGTACCCGTACCACTTGTACCTGACGTACCTGAAGAACCAGTGCCACTTGTACCTGAAGTTCCACTAGTACCTACACCACTCGTTCCCGAAGAACCTGATGTTCCTGAAGAACCTGACAATCCACCGGTACCACCAGTACCACCACCTGCCGCAATTAAAGCTGTAACACTTGTTCCGGAGATATAAAGATTGTCGGCATAAACCGCATGTAACGGACCTGATGAAGAACCTAAGTCAATTGTTGACCCCGAAGGGACATTCTCAGTATCAACTTGGGTCCAATTTATTTTTTGTAATGCCATTGTAAAAGTAAACTCTTTTAGATAAATACTTTTATTTAGGTATATTACATAAAAAAAGGGATTTTTTTTAATCCCTTTTTTTTTATATATGTTTTTTAATCATTTCTATGAGTTCTTCCTTACTTTCATAGTCTCTTTCAGGGACAAAAACTATCCCTTCATCTGTACCTTCATTAGGTAAGAATACCGTTGGCACTGTGTTGTGGCCTGTTTGTGAAACTACTTTGTCCCATATTTCTTTGTTCTCTTCAATTTCTATTTCATCAAAATCTATCTTCTCTTTATTTAATAAATTTTTCAAAACAGTACAATGAGAACAATTATTTAGTGTAAAAATAATTACCTTACTACCCATAAACTATAATGTGTCTAAAATTTTTGTATAAACGCTGTCAATATTTGCACCTGTTGATCTGTTTACTAACACATCTCCATTATAAATCATAATTGTAGGTACAGTACTAATACCTAACTCCATAACTGCGTCTTGATTTTCATCAACATTTACTTTAACAAATGTAACGTCAGGATATCCTGATGATAATTCTGTTAATCTTGGTGCTAATGCCTTACATGGTGAACACCAATCGGCTGTGTACTGAACTAATAATTTTTTTCCTTCTGATTGTAATTGTGCAACTTGTGCGGATGTAACGTATTCCATTTTATAATTTTAAAATCCTATTTTATTTCCTTTTGTAGATGTTTTATAGACTTCTGTGTCTATGTTATAAATATCAGCTAAAACCATACCTTCCCCAACTTCTTGATTTTTTTCTAAATGTTTTAATAATTTGTTCGTATCGTCAATTGAAAGTTTCTCAAACTTATGTTCAGCAATTAAACGACCCTTACGAAGTAATGCTTGGTCAATCTTCTCTCTCTTCATGTTAAAGGTTGCAATAACTTGAATATTTAAACAATCACCCAAAATACCGTCAGTTAAGTTAAGGATATTAGAAACTCCCGCTGGTGAACCATTACCTTCTCTATCTGATATAACACGTTCAGCATCTTCAATAATCAATATGGAATTCTTATGGTCCATTAAAAATGGAATGATGGATGGTTCAGATAACATTTCAGCCATTGATGGTGGGATAAACAAAATATCCTTATCTTTCACTAAACTTGTCAAATGTTTAATATATGAGGTCTTACCTGTACCAGGATCTCCGTGTAAAAGAATAATTCCCTTATCATATTCAGAATTTAATCTATCGACAATGACATCGTGTATTTTTAAAAACTCAGAACCATAGTTCAATTCTAAATCAGTAGGTGGAATAAATAAATCGTAATCTTCAGTGTCTAAATGTCCCATGTCACTCTTAACAAGTTGAATGTTCGCCTTCTTTTTTGGTCTTTGGTGTATTTTAATTACATCCAAATCTAATTGTTCTTTTAATTCTCCTCTTTTGATGTCATATGAAAAATCTAATAATAATAAGTCATCTTTAGATTTTTTATTTGTATTATTATTGTTACTACTATAAACTCTAATTATAATTCCTTTGCTATCATCAACAAATAAAGATTGTGAAGAAGAATCGTGTCTCTTATTTTTTATGTTACATCTCGTTTCTTCAACAAATCCCAAATTTTTTAACTCTTCAATAACCATCGGGTCATAAAATGTTCCACCATCTAAAAATTTAGAAGGTAATTTATCGTACTTAATCGTATAGTACTGTTCTGTTGGTGTTTCACTTCCGTAGACAGTATCGTAAATTGCATAGTATTGGGGTAAAAATTTTTCCATTGATTAAATATAAATAAAATGTTTGTAAATAAAAACTAATTAAGACAAATTAAACCGAAATTGGGAAAAGGTAGTTCAATAAAAACTCCATTGTCATAATTGAAGTCCTCACTTTTAATTTCTACTTTTGTAGTGAACGATTTTTTTTCAATTACACTTAATGCTAATATTGTCTTTCGTAATAATTCAAATTGTTCTCTGTTGAGAATTGCTTCACCTGATTTGGTGAAATTTTTCTGTGCAATTTCGGTTAAATGTTTAAAGAATAACTCTTCGTTAGCACCACTTAAAAAATATTCACCAGCTTCTTTGTTTATGTCAAAGTAACTCTTAACCGATTGTATATAAATTAAAACTTCGGGAGATAAATTCATTATATCTTTTCAATTTGTGATAACATTAAAGAAACTGCTGTGTTACGTCCAAATATTTTTATTTCAACATCAACTCGGTCACCTTTAACTTCAGATATAGTTCCCTCAAATGATGTGAACGGACCTTCATTTACCTTAACTTGTTCTCCTGAAATGTATTTCAATTTCTTCGCATCAATATGTTCTTCTAACGTATCATCTTTTAATATTCTTCTCACATCAGTCTCTTTTAACAACGTCGGCATCCTATCTCCCATCATACCCATAATATTTGGAATCAAAGATATGACTTTTAAATCATCGTCTTGTAATCTTTTAACAGATTCAAAATAAAGATATCCACTATATAATACTTTCTCTCTTAAAACTTTTTTATTTTTAAGAACAACCAATTCTTTTTCGGTTGGACATACAAATCGTATAATATTAGAAATTCTACCTAATCCAATATCTTTATTAAATTGTTCATTTAATGATCTTTCTTTTCCTGGTAAAACTTTTACCACATACCATGCTGATTCCATATTCATTTTTTTATAAATATTATTAATAATTCATTATCAAAAGTTCAGTACCCATATTTTGAGTTCCGTCTTTCTTAGCAGCAGCCGCCTTAGCAAAATCTTTTTGATTCCATTTGTATTGGTCTTTTGGAAACCATTCAGATAATTTAGGGAAATCATAATATGATAAACTAAATTTACCATCAATCCCTTTTAAACAATCGGCCAATCTAATATGGTCATTCACATCAAAATCGTGATTGGAGTAGTAGTTCTCAGTTTTCCAATATGGTGGGTCCATATAGAAATATGTTGTTGGTGAGTCGTATTTTGCAATTACTTGTTCAAAATCCATATTCTCCACAAACGTTAACTTATCAAAATGTTGTCTGAACTTTGGGTTCTTCAATTTATCCATAAAGATAAGAACTTTACAACGATACTTTCCTTTGTAATCGGTGTAAGCGGCGGTTTCAGGTTTTGATCCTGAGAATACTTGACACAACACATAAACATACTTCCCCGCAATATCTAAACTATTTTCTTCGGTAATAACTAATTTAGGATTAAAAACCTCTTTTTGATATGTTTTAAACATTTCAGAGTATTCGGGTGGTGTATCAATTATACCTAATTGTTGACACGGGTATTTTGCTAACTCCTCCCATAGAATGTCATATTGTTTAGACCATTTCATTAGGTTAGCATTTAACCTATTATAGTCATTATACACTACCGTTTTAAGATTGGGGAACTTACTTAAATCCATATTAAAAAATACCCAGAACATCCCACTAAACCCTTCAACATATGTTTCAATGTCCGTCGGGATTTGTGGTACTATCCATTTACCTATACGAGCTTTACCTCCAATGTAACTAATCATTTATCATTTATTATATTAAAAAATATAACAAAAAAAATTGATAAAGAGAAATTAAAAGTATATATTTTAATATGGCATGTTCAAGTTGTAAAAAGAAACAAAATATTAAAGACGAGATGATTAAATCTGGGGATTTTGTACCTAAGGGAATTGTTATATTTTCAATTATATGGTTCATCTTAGGTGGTTATGGTCTTTATTCTTTAATAATAAAATTTTTATGAAAAACGGAAAATATTTTATAGTACTTTTCTGTAATCAAAAAAGGGTTAAAATATTACATAGGAGTATGAAAAGAACTACTGCCTACGAATATTGGAGGGAGTTTAAAACACAACAAGTCCCACCCTTTCTTAAACAACAAGGAGGTAAGAGAAAAAAAAACGAATTAGTTTTTGAATTAGCACTTATCTTCCCAAATAACCGTTGGGCAACTGCAACATATGTTAGAGATAGTTTGGGTAGGAATCAACCAGCATTAATTGAAGACGATAAATTTCGTATAAAAGAGATAATCCCGTATTGGCAGGAAGAACAAATATATGATTTCCAAATAAAGAAAAGAATTAGGTATCATATAATGATGGAACAAATATTACCTATAACGGAAATAGCACAAATTTTCACTTTAAATAATAAATTATTCGTACAAGTTGATGATGACATTAAGTTATTTGGGAATAAGAATATAAATGACGCGAATAGGTTATTTGAAATTGTAAAAAAGGATTTGGTGAATAGAAGAAAGGGTAATTTCTTTTTTGTTAAAGATATAACCACACACCAAAGAAGTTTGTTATATAAATTATTAGAATCTAAAGGATTTAAAAAAGAAGAACTTTTTAGGCACTATTCGTATTAAATACTATATCAATTAACCCTATTGTAATGTTGAACTTACCTTTAGGATTTTCCAATTTAGTTCCATATTTTTTTTGTATACTCTCAAACACTCTATTGAACTCCATATTTGATAACTCAAAAACAATTGTTGTTGACTTTGTTTCAGCATTTACCTTTTCTAATAAGTCCGATATGATAGCTAATTGATTTAATAACTCACCTTTTTTTTCCATGTCCTAATATCTTTAATACCTTATCTATTATAGATACTTTCTTTTTTGGTTTCGGTTGAAACATTTTATTTTTGTCCAGTGATTTGATTTCATCAATCATTCTCTTCTTGCTCGTCTCTATCTCCAACGAGTCCTTCTCTATCTCCTTCCTCAGTATCTCCAATCCCTGTTGTATTCTCTTGTCCATAATTGTCTAATAAATTTAAACCTTTTAATTTATCTAATGACTCATTCTTAAATAGTTCTTGTAATTCTTTTACTTTTGATTGGAAAAGTTTTTGTTTCTCTTCCTCGTCTTTATTTATTTTAAATATTTCTAATGCACACGCAAAAACAACATCATATCCATCTTGTGTTGCAGTTGAAATTAGAGACATTAGTGTAAACTTTTCATTCTTATCTTGAATTTTTACTACAACTGAACGATACGGTTTTATAATTTCTTCGTATTTCCAACTTAATGGTAATTTAATATCTAAACTAACATTATTTTCAATTTCTCTTAATGAATGGAAATATGGTCTTATTGATTTTATTGATTCAAACACGGTATTATGTTAATATGAATGTTATTATATATGAAACGGCAAGATATACCAATACCTGTTCAGTTTTTGATAACACTAAAGGTTCTGGATTATCTTGGAATAATTTAATTGTAAATTCAGCAATTAATCTTACTGAAAATAATAAACTGATTACAAATAAAAATACTTTAATTTGATACATTGTCGTATTTTTTAATTTCTTCAAGGACGTCCTTGCGATAAATGGCAATTAATAATTTAATTTCTTGAGCATACTTTCTAGCTCTGATTGATGCACTTCGGTTTCCTTTATCATAAACCTTTTGTGTATCTACTGACATTTTCTCTACTAGGTCCTTTATTTTATTTAAGGTTTCCATAATATTATTCGGTTTTTAATATGAATATACGGAAAAATATCTACTTTTTCAAGTTTTGTTCAAACAATTTGTAAATTTCGGTTAACATGTCTAATTCAGACCTGGTCTTTCTATGTTTAAAATCAAATAATTTAAAAAAATATTGAGTTATTTTTATTTGATTATCATCGAGTTGTGCAAAATAATAAGCCTCTAAGAAGAAGTTCCAACAGTATTCATAACAGTTACCCCTCTCTTTAAAAAATATCTTTTCTTTATTAAAATTTTCAATGGTTTTATCCCAACACCATGTAAAGTGGTTTCTTTGGTCTTCTTCTAATTGAAACACTTCGGGTCCTAAATACGTCTCTTGTAAAAGATTATATAATGATATAAGAAAGTCATAGAAAAGTTCTGTCTTCTCACGACTTATGTTGTAAGCTCTATACCAAACGTCGATTTGATTTTTGTAACTTTCTGAATGTACAAACTCTAAATATCCTTCTTTATTTTCCATAATCTTATTATATTAAAATATAAAGATTAAAGAATTTAAAAAAAAGAAACTATTGAGTTTTTTTATTGTATTCTGAAATATTTTTCATTTTCTTGATTTCCTCTTCAAGAACACTTGAAAAATTTACTTTTGATTCACTAACTGGAACCTTTTCTTTAGAATATAAAACTCTATTCTTTTTATCTTCTTCTCTATCTTTAACTTGTTTTTCAATCTTTTTAGCGGTTTCAGGAGTTTGAATATGGTTACCTTCTTTTTCTTTTGCTTCAACTCCTTTGTCTGCACCATTTGATGGTTCAATACTTGCTGGTTCTGTTACTTTACCATTACCCATTAATGTATCTCCTTCAATTGCCATCTTCAATCTTTTCTTAAATTGTTCTGATGGTTCGATATCATATTCTAAATTTTCTAAACCAGCATAATTTTTAGCAATTTCTTCTTCTTGTTCTGGTGTGTTTTTTCTTGCAACCTTTTCACCCTTACCGATAGCTTTAGGAAATTCAGGATTATCGTTACCATCGAATGAAGCTAATTTTTTCATTTTAGTTTCAACGTCAGATAAATATGCTTTATTTTCTTTACCACTTTCAAGACGTGATTTTTCAGCGGCTTGTAAACCAGGAATTGATTCGTTAACCATCTTACTGATTAATTTGATTAATTCAGATTCAGTTAAACGTACTGTTTTCTTTTTTGATTCGTACATTCCACCTCCACACTCACATAGTTCTTTACCACATTTTTCACAAGATTTCTTTTCTTCTCCCATTTCTTCAGGATCGTTGTCTGTTTTATCTTTTGGGTGGTCATGAACCCATTCTGTGTCATCAACATCTTCTTCACTATTATCACCATCAACATATTCCTTTTGTCCGAAATAATGTCTTTTCCTTCTACCTCTTAACATATTTTCAAAATCGTCATCACCTTCTTCCTCTTCTTCCATATAACCACTACCACACTCATCACATTCTTCTTCCTCATCTACATGGTATTTTTTACCATCAACTTCAAATTCTTTATCACCTTTTAATTTAGCAGCGGCTAAAGCCCCACTAAATGCGTTCCCTTCCTCTGGTTGCATTTCTGTATTTTCCATATTTTCTGTTTCTTCTAATTGATCGTTCATCTCATCAAGTTTATCCATCATATCATCATGACTTTCATAAACTCCTTTTTCGATGATTAGTTCACCACCCTTATGTTTAGCTTTATAATCAGGTAATGCATCGTTTGCTTCTTCTTCAGATTCAAATGTTGCTAAAGGTATACCTTCACATTTTATATGATAAACTTCTTTCTTACCATTATTCTCTTCCATAATTGTATTTCTAATTTCGTTAGAAACGATGTTTTCAATAATTGTGGTTAATTCGCTTACTTTCATAATTAAATAAATATCTTGTTAATCTCATTTAATACGATATTTTCCACATCATTATGTGGAATTCCGTATTTTTTTGATATTTCCTTAATAGATTCTTGTAATTCATCGTCTTCGTGTATAAATTCAATCGCACCAGTATCACCTTGGTTACAATAAGGGAATTTCTTACACTTCTCTTTAACTTTTACAAAAACACTATCAGGACCTCCCCATTTAGGGAAATTCTTATCTGTAACCGCTCTACCTTTGTAGATACTTTTAGGTCCGTCTATTTTTAATGGATTTTTACGTCCTCCTTTAGTTGTTTTACCAAATGCCGGTACATCAAATTGTCCCGCATCACCTGAGGTCACTTCTTTAATCTCTTCCTCTTCACTAAGGTTTAGGTTAGGAATACTTGAAATTGGTCTTTTAACTACCTCAGATTTACCAAACACAGGTCCACTGAATGATCCTGAAGAATCAGCACCAGTCTCTTTAACTTCTTCCTTTTTCTTTTTTGTCATATCCACAACCCACAATTTTGGGTTAATCCCTTTCCCAATTAAACCTGCTAACCTTGTATTACCACCTAAAAGATGATAGTCATTGTCCCCGAATTTAACTACCATTGGTATTTCTACCTCACCTTTCTTAAACGCTTTATTAAATCTTTTCTTTTTTTCATCCTCCAACGTATCAAAATCTAAATCAACATTCTTTAATACATCTTTAATCTTATTGTAATTGGTAATGTTGTAATTATTTGATGCAATATCTTTCCAACCATCCTTACCAATTTTTTCAAATTCACGGTAACGAAGAGCTTCCATCCACTCATGGTCAATATTTGGTTTGATATACTTCATTATCTTACACTTTTTAACGCACTTTCCCAAAATCCCTTTCTCTGCCATAGGGTCTTGAAAAGTTCAACAACCACCTTAGTTGAAAGGTCTACAATTTTATCGTCAATTTTTTTAGTTCCCAACTCATCTTGAATCATTTTAACAACAATTCTTGTGGCTTGAGTTGAATCCATAAAATCTTTAATCTCCTTTTTGGTGATTCTTTCTATTTCTTTTTTATCTTGATCTGTTAATGCCATTATATATTATTATCTCTTTGATTTATTAATGGTTCAATTGAAGTTTTGAATGTTTCATCGAATTTTGCTAATTTTTCTAATGCCGTTGCAACGTTTTGTTCAAGTTTCAACATATCCGCGTTAATATAGACGCCACTTTCAGTTCCAGCAATAAAAACAAAATTAATATCTTCATCTGGTAAATAACCATCCAATCTGATTTGATCTTGGTTAATGGTCATCCCTGGGTCAAACTCCGCAATTTGTGAAACTTGTTGTTTGAAATTATCAATCAAACCTGAAATTGTGGTTTTTTGTGTTTCACTCAATGTCATGTCAGATTGATCTGTTGATAATAATTTAACATCAACATTGTTAATTACGGTAACATCATTTTTTTGTTCTTGACTTGCGTCATCAGATAATGTAGATTCAAACTCAGCTACCTCATTAATTGATTGTTTTGATAATTTAGATTCTGTTATAGTCCTAATGGTCTTTAACATATTCTTGGTTACATCATAATCTGTTTTCATTTTCATTTGCATAATTAAAAAAGACCCCGAAATTAAAAGAAGGGTTTATATCTGTATAAATACTTGAAAAGTTGGATTTACATACAATTCCCTTGAAATTAGATATGTTTTCTAAATATCCTTGGGATGGTACGGTTTGTTTTGGTATTTCATGTTTATCACATAGGATATTACACAGTTCAGATAGTGAGTTCATTTGAGTCTCAGTATACTTATCCCAAAAATAGTAGTTTCTCCAATTACGTATATGTGGTTCTGACCTATATGGGTCCCCAATCCAATTATTAAGGACACCAGTAATGGTATTCTTGTTCAACCACCCCAAGTTCTCAACTGCAATTTTAATCATCCTCTTATCGTTCTGTGAATCATTAAACGTATTAGAACTATAGTTGGTATCAAACAATTGATATACACTACCTAATTTTGTAACTATAAAATGTGGGATGTCGTCAAACTTACCATTATTACGATGTCCAATTTTATTAACAAAGTCATCAAATCTTCTTTGTGTATCGTATAGGAATATTTGAGTTTTTTTAGATTTTCGTTTATTAATAATTAAATTATTATAATCTATCGTTTCTATATCGTGTATTACTAACATTTTTTGTAATGAATTTAGGACCTAAATCAGTTAGTGGTGCGTTAAGAGTTATATCCTCATCCGGTATTATAACCTTATTATTTTCCAAATCATATAGTATTTGGTTTGGGTTTACGTCGTCTTTTTCCCAATATAAATTATCAGAATCTCGAGATTCTAACGTTAGGGGTTTTTCTTCTGTTGTTGGTGTTTGAAGTTCTACTAATTTTTTTTTTCATCATTTTTCTCTAATGATGTATCTTCTTCATTGTCGTAATGTAACCCTTCATTTCCATTCTGACCTATAATGTTCATTCTTTCCTCATCTTCAGGAATTTGATTAACTTTATAACCGTTCTTTTTGTGTTGTTCGATTGTTACGGATTTTTTATTACTTACAGTAATCGGTTCTTGATTAACTATTGATTCAAGATTCGGTATACTAATTTCATCATTTTGGAAAATATTCTCCGTTTCGGGTTCTATAGTGGAAAAATTTCTTTGAATTTCTTCTTCGGTTGGTTCTTCTTGTAAAATTTTCTCTACTTCTTCATCAGTAAAGAAAGGTTCTTCGTCTTCTAAACCATCCATCAATGTGACATCCCAATCTGAGGTTTCTTCTTTAATCATTGGACTATCAAATGGTTCGTCATATAAACCTAATTCTTGGTCGTTCTTCATCATCTCCGCTAATAGTTCGCCACGTTTTTCACGTTCAATATCTGTCTTCATTTTATAATATTCAGCGGCAGATTTTAAAGTGTCATTTGGTTTTGGTGGATTTAATAAAGTTTCTTCTAACTTTTTTAAATCATTTTCAGTTAAATGTAATCTTGCAGTTTCATCAACAAAATTTTTTAAATCTTCAGGATTAGATGGTGGTGTCTCTTCGTCTTCTTTTTTAGTCATTACTAATTGGTTAAATGCAATTACTAATGCGATTGCTAATGGATCAAATACTATTACAATTAAAAATATAAAAAACTTAACAACGTTATTTAAACTCATACCAAATGCCTCGGCAACAAATCTAAATCCACCAACTTCCCTTTCTAATTCAATGTTATTGTTTTTAATTACGTTAATTGAATCTAATGCAATATTATTTTGTCTTGTTAGTTCATCAATTCGTTTAGAAATAGAAGTGATTTCTTTATCCGCAGTACGAATCATTTGTGTGACTCTTGCTGTTGATTTATCTTTATCAATTTGTTTGGATAAATTTGATTCTTGTGAATTACGAATATTTTGTTGATTACTTAATTGTGTCGTGTAACGAGATATTTCTCCATCATTTTTTGTAATTTGATTTTGAAAAACCGATATATCTCTTTCAACTTTTTGTAAACCAATGTTTTGTTGTTGGAAAGCGTTTGATAAAAAACCAAAAATACCTGCGGAAGTTATTAACATTAATATAATAACTGATATAGTTAAATACCATTTATTAAAACCTTTAATTGTGTCCCACTTTTGTTTTAGATATGTTGCCGTAACTAATTTTGCATATTCTAATGAACCCGCCATTATCATCACAGATATTGATGCACCTGCAAATAATATACCTAAACCAGTAATTGAAAAATAAGCAGCACAACCCGCAATGATAATTGCCGATATGCCTACCAAATATTTTAACCATTTATCCATGTCCTATAAATAGTTTAATAGACCAAAACTCTCATTTCTTAGTTTCTTAATAGCCTTATCACGTAATTGTCTTATACGTTCTTTAGTACAACCAAACTCTTCTCCTAAATCTTCTAAGTTCGATTCTACACCTGTTAACCCATAATATCTTTCAATAATTATCTTTTCTCTATCATCCAACACACTTAACATTGCAGAAACTTTTTTCTTAATTTCTTCCGGTGAATTAAGAATGGCGTCAGGACTTTCAGCCTCTCTGTTAGGTATGACATCAATTAATTGGTCACCGTCCTCGTTAATTTCTTTATATAGACCAATACAGTATGGAAGATTAACCCCAATTGGTGTTTCATCTTCAACATTGTTTATAAAGAAATTATCTTCTTCACTAATTTCAACTTTCTTTTGTTTTTGAGCATCTTGCACTAAATTTGAAGGTATACGAATTGTTCTACAGTTTTCATTTAGAGACGCCATTATTGATTGTCTAACCCACCACACCGCGTATGAAATAAATTTCAAACCAGTCGTTGGGTCAAATCTTTCTGCCGCCTTTATCAAACCAATATTACCTTCTGAAATAATATCCAATAAATCCATTCCTTGATTTTGAAACATTTTAGCCACAGATATTACAAATCTTAAATTACCAACAACCAATTCATTATAAAGTTTTCCTCTGGTTTCTTTATCTGTTTTTTTATTGTTTAATAATTCAAAAATTTCTTCTTGTCTTTGGTGAGATATAACGGGAATTTTTCGTAAATCTTTGATGTACAATTGAATCTCGTCTGGATTAACTAAAATGGATTTCTTCATGTGGTGTAAGTTTAAAATGGATGGATAGTAGTAAGATACGAAATATATCTTAATTTTCAAAATTGTCAAGGAAGTTTTTTTCTTCTATTGTAAGACTCTCAATTCCAGATTCTTCTATTTTTTCAAGTAATCTGTCTAAATCTAAAGTTTCCCTTTTTCTGTTTTTCTCATAATCTACCCTAATTATCGTATTATCGATAGTCGGAGTAAAAATTAAATCTTTAATTTGTTGGGGTAGGTGAGCCGTGACCATATTTTCTCTTTCAAATATGAAATAAAATTTAATATGTTCATCGATTAATATTGTATATAATTCTCGGTCGACCTCTGTTGGTTTCATTTCGGAATCAAATATCACTATGATATTTTCTGAATTTTCAATAATGAATCTAATTGACGTAATAACCTTACTTTCACCAATAACATCGGTACAGAAATACTCAACATCTTCGTGGTCATCAAACATACCGAAAATAAATAATACGTATGTATTCATTTATAAATTATTTTTTAAGTTTAACCTTCCAATAAGCTCCTCCACCGATAAATGGAACCAATTTACCATTTGTTCCTTGGTCATCAACTCTATTTGTTACTCCAACACCTAATCTGTACATATGTCTATCGTCTTTGTTTTTAAATAAAACACTAAGACCGACTATATTAATAACATTTGGTTTATCGAATTTAGCGTCTAAACCCACATAAAATTCATTCTGTCTTGGAATTGGAGTGTACATTGTATCTCTAACTATTTTCTGTTTGACATCACTTTTAAATGAACGACCTATGATTCTATTATTTGATATTGTATCAAATAGAGTTACCGTTCCAATATTACTTGGTAACTTAAGAATGTCTTTCTTGAATATTTTCTGTCCTAATGCGTTTAAAATTGCATTAGTGTCTATTGGATTGGTAATTGTCACCGTATCATGAACCGCATATGGAACCTGTACTTCTACGGGTACTTCAACTTCTACAAGTACTTCGACTTCCGCAGTGTCGTGAACTGGAATTTCAAATCCAACTGTATCGTGTATTGTAACCGTTCTATTTGGTACAATACCATTAGGGTTAAGAAATATTAAAATAGAAAGTAATAATAAAATCAATATTATTACGTGTCTGATGTCAAAAATTTTCTTCATGTTTACTTAAGAAGAAATAAAGATGTCATTATTATTCCCGCAAAAGAACCAACCTTATAGAAAAAAGTTTTTCTTCTTTGTCCTTTTAATTCTTTAAGTAGGCTTTCGGATTTTTGTCTTTCTAATCCAAATTGTTCGTCTTTCTTGGTGATGATTAATTCAAGGTTACCAATTTTCTGGTCTTTTAAAACGTCTTTTTGTTTAAATAAATCAATTTGATTATCTTTAAAAAGAATTATTGAATCTTTTTGTTTATCTATTAATTTTAAACCATCATAACGAAGTAAATCTTGATAAACCAATCTAGCCACTCTTGTTGGTATGGTAACTTTAGCTGTATCTAATACTGTAATTTTAGTTGTATCTGTTTGTGAATAACTGCTCAAGCTCAACATTACCAATAGTGGTAATAGAATTAACTTTTTCATCTGTTTCATTTTTAATTAAGGTTATGTTCTTTGTTACGTTACTGATATTATGTCCAACTACGTCGATATCTTTATCAATTGTAACGATTTGTTCGGAAATCTTATTATTTTCAATCTGAACTGAATCTATCTCTTTTTGAATAGATTCGATTTTTGCGTTATATCCAGCAACATCTGTTTTAATACCTTGACTTTGAAATATGGTATACCCCGCTAAACACGCGATTAAAACTAAAAGGATATTTGTTTTATTTATCTTCATATCTATGTTTTATTATAAATATGAAGAAAGGGGGTTTTATCCCCCTTTACTTATTTTTTCTTCTTTTTAACAATTTCATCAATAATTCCGTAGGATAGTGCATCTTCCGCATTTAACCATAAATCCCTTGTGGCATCATTTTTAACCTGTTCTGCGGTTTTTCCACAATATTCACCTAATAATGTAAATAGAATTTCATTTACCTTCCTCCACTCTTTCATACTGATTTCAGCATCTTGGATATTTCCAACTGCTCCACCTGATGATTGATGTAACATGGTTTGAGAAAACCTTAAAGACCCTCTTTTACCTTTGGTACCTGCACCCAATAGAACTGAACCCATTGAAGCCGCCATACCTGTATTGATGGTTCTAATGTCTGATGAGATATAATCCATAACATCAACAATTGACAATCCTGACTTCACACTTCCACCTGGACTATCAATGTGCATCGTAATATCATTATGATCCAAACTGTCCAAAAACATTAATTGTGCTTGACAAATAGTCGACATATGGTCATCTACACCACCAGCAACCCAAATGATACGTTCCATCATCAATCTTGAGAACACGTCCATTATCGTAACATTCATTTGTCTCTCCTCCAAAATATATGGGGTTAAACTGTCTTCAATTTTTTGATTGTGATAATGTAAATCTAAGGAGCTAATCCCTTTGTCTTTAGCGTAAAGTCCAAATTGTTGGTAATCTTTTGGTGTCATAAAAGTAAATTTAGTTTATAGGACAAATATAATTAAGATATTTGAAACTAAGAAATTTTTGTTGTGATAAAATCAATCGACGAAACATTCTCCTCTTTCTTAATCATAACGATATTATCAGACCAATTACGTATTAAAGAATTATGTGATATGACAAGGATATGGTCAAAATAGTTTTTAATCTTTTTAAAGAACTCACCTACCATTTCCAAGTTCTCATCGGCAATTTTACCGAACACTTCATCCATAACTACGATGTTAGGTTTAGGTAATGAAGATATCTTGGTTAATACACTACGAAGTGCTAATGAGGATATTGTTCTTTCGTAACCAGACCCCGCATTAAGAGGTTTAACGATTCGGGTCTCAGTATCTATCATTATAAATTCAACCTCATTCTTATCGTTTATATTCATCTCTAAAATGAAATGACAACTATCCACTAACAAACGATATAACTCTTGATTGATTAATGGAATCATATTTTTAAGAATGATTTTAGAAATACCATTCTTACCATAAACAGTTAAATAAATCTTAAACACCGCAGCCAATTCTTCCTCTGATGTTATCTTTTTAATTAACTCTTCGTTAATACTAACCTTACCATTCATATTTGTAATGTTATTAGTATGTTTTTCGATGTTAGTGTTCGTTTGTCTAATATCTCCGTTTGCTGTTTCTATTTTAGTTTTAAGTGCAATTACTTCAGCATCAATCTTTTGGTTGTCCTCAAGTTTCTTTTTATTACTTTCGTAATTGTCTAATATTTTTTGTTTACTATCAATCTCCAATTGTTTTTGTTCAATCTCTAACTCATATCTTTCTTTACGAAGTTTGTTTCTTTCGTAAGCTTCAAATTCAGTTTTTAATTTATCAAACCCTTCCGATTGTTCTTTTAATAAATCAAACTGTATTTGATTTAATTCCATTTCCTTTATGATGTCTTCAATTTCTTTTTTAATCTTTTCAATCTCGTCAGTGTGATCTACTTCATCTAACGCACGATTACAAGTAGGACAAACTGTTCCTTCTTCAAATTGTTTGATTAATTTTTCTCTTTGAGTTTTTTCATATTTGGATGCGACATCAATTCCTTGAAGATTAGCCATTTCACCTTTTAACTCTTTGTGTTGGTCTTCATCATAGAATTGTGATGGTTCAACAACATTAACTCCGTCCGCGTTTGTTTGACTTACATTTTTTTGAGTTAATAAAAAAGTAACTTCTCTTTGTAATAAGGTTGGATTTGTATTCAGTAATTCTTTATCTACATCATTATTTCTTTTTAAGAACACATCATCTCTTTTCTTTTCTAACTTTTCTAAATCCTTTTCAAACTTACCTAATTCTTTAGTAAGTTTAACAATCTCACTTTCAGAATTACTAATACTTTCTTTGTACGTTTCGTTATCAGATTCTAAACTAACTTTGTTATATGTGTTGGATACTAATTTCTTACCCCAATCATTATAAATTTCTTTTGCAAGTTCTTCTTTTATTTTTAAATTTTCTAAACCCATAAACTTTGTTAAGATTTGTCCACGAGCGGTTGGTTTGGATTCAATCAGTTCTTCTAAATTATAACCAGTTGTTAAAATGGTTGATAAAAAATCTTCTTCGGTTCCAATTGCTGAAGATATAAACGCTTCAGTTTCTCTTCTTTGTTCACCAGATAAATTTACAATTTCACCATCTTCAGTTTTTTTATAAAATTCCAATTCATTCTTAACAGTATAATCACCTGATTTTCCCATTTTACGAGATGTCTTTCTTTCAATTACATAATCATCACCATCAATAGTAATTTCACCACGAACACTCACATCGTTCTTATCAGTGAATCTATTAAAGATTTCACCGTTAGTTTTTGTCTTTGTTGTTGTATTAAAAAACAAGAACATTAAAAGATCTACTGACGATGTAGATTTACCACCGAAGTTCTTTGGTGTAGATTCAATTACCGTAATACCGTCCAACCCAGTAAAATCAATAACGTTATTATCTCCGAATGATAGAAAATTAGAAAACTCCACTTTTCTAATATACCATTTATTATATCTAACTTTGTTTTCATTTAACTTATCAATTTGAGTGTTAACTTTATTATCTAACCTATCAACCAACTCCCATTTAATATCAATTTCGTTATCCTTAATAAAATCCTTCATTAATTTCTTTTGATACTGATGGTCTAAAATATTATCAGACGCTTCTAAAGATTCTAATCGTGTTTGATTAACACTGGTTAATGTTTTAGTAATTACTTGAACTGTCTTGGCATTATATTTTTTCTCAAAATAAGATTTCACCCTTCTGATTTTCTCAGGGGTGAAATTTTCGGGAACATCTTCCCACGTTACTTTTATAAACGGATTACTCATTTACTTTTATTTCTTTGGTCGTGTTTACTAGTGTTACACAATGTACATTCCCAACCTACAAAATCATTTTCGACATGGTGTCTATGCCATCTACCAGTCCACGGTCTTTCACAATTTGTACAAATATCACCTTTTTTTGGTTCAGTTGGTATTTCAGATTCAGAAAATACTTTTTTTCTATGTTTATTATCTTTTTTAAGACATGTAGGACATAAAGCATGTTGTCTCCATAAAAATCCATATTGGTCTACTCTTGCCATATAATACGGAAAAACATCCGCATTAAAAAAATTATGACATTCCCTACATTGACATTGTTCGTTAGGTATTCCCTTTGTAATGATTAGTTTATAATTATTTAAATTATCAATATCATTTAGAATTAATTTATTACACGATGCGTTAGTGAATAAATCTCTTTTTGATAATTCTTTAATTAAATCTACAGTAGAAAAATCTGATATGTTATTATTTAAATCAGACATTATTATTTAATTCTATTTTCCTCAAAGAATTCTACAATTCCATTTAACATCCATACCGCACCTGCGGAAAAGATTCCATCGGTAAACAAACAGATGTACCAAGGAACATTAAAATAATGGTTTGTTAAACCACCTAATAAAACTGATAGGAAAAACCCAACCCAAGTCGATGTACACAATACACAACTTATTAAATCACCAAAAAATTTAGAGTGTTTTTTTATCCAAGTTCTTTGATTTTCAAAAATGGAACCCCAAACTAAAATATTGGTCATTCCATACGCAGCTAAAATCCAAAATATTAATATCATAATCATTAATTTACATTTGTTATTTCAAAAATTTCTTCCAATACCCATTCACCATTAATTAAATTGTAAGTAAGAACATCTTCTCTTTTAAATGACATCCAATTCTCTTTACCATAATTTGAAAAAAATTCAGTATATATTTTTTTAGTAGTATCAATAATGGTATCTGGCTTAATTAATATGAATTGAGTAAAATCAATATTAGTCCTAACAAACTCGTTTATTTTGTATGAGTTACTATTGTCAACCATTTTTCTATAATGTGTGTACGATTCCTTCCAATGTTTTTCTTTTCTTATTGGAATATTGACTGTTGGGAATTCTAAATTAGATTTGTTACAATATTTTAAACTATTCCAAAAATCTCCACTCCATTGTCCGTGTTCAACTTCGACTCTAAAATTTGAATCGTCGACACCTATTAAATCAATTAGGTTTTTTTTTGGTGGGGTTGGTTCTAAATTAATATTAAAAAATTCTTTATATAATTTTATAACAAATTCCCTAACCAATGTGTCGTCGGTATCTTTATGTTTTTCTTTATAATCCATTTATCATTTATATTATTTAAAATATAGATAAAAGATTTCGTAAAAAAAAGTAAGTTGCCGGAAATTATTCGTCGTATAATGAACTCATGTCACTATTTTTCATTAATCTACCCTTACCTAATTTAGATAGTGAATTTGTAATATTATCTAATTCTGTCTTAAGTTTTTCGTTCTCTTTCATTAATCTATCAATCTCATCGTTATTGGTAACTTCTCTAATAACCTCGACAATTTTCTCAACAGGAACCTCTTTAAACACTTCTTTAGTTACGGTCTTACTCTTACCTTTCTTTTCGACGATAACCTCTTTAATAACCTCTACCGGTACCTCTATTTTTATTTCTTTAATGACTTCCTTTACGACTTCAATAGGAACTTCAACAATACGATCAACTATCTTTTCGATAATAACTTCTTTGATTGTTTCTTTGGGTACTTCAATAATTTCTCTAATTTTATTACCATTTGGTATCTCGCCGTATTTTAACAAAGAAAACCCTCTATTGAAGGTTTCTTCTGCCTGTTTTCCAATGTCTGTTATGTTATTTAATTCACAAAATTGTGTGAACTCTTTATCCAAGATTAACGTGTGTTTCTTTTCCATCTTCAATGTCTTTTATATCGTTTATTGAGAAATGAAGAAACGGTTGTTCGTTATCCAAATCATGAAATGTATAATTATTTGTTTCCACATCATAAATACCATATCCGTGATGTTTAACTGTTTCACCAAAGTTTTGTTGTATAAGACTACCAACCATAATTGCATGACCTCCGTTTGGTAATGTGAATTGTTGTCTCTTGTGAATATCTCCACATAACAATAAATCCAAGTCAACAAAGTTTAATTGGTCATAAGCATCTTCAAATTCGTAACCAAGGTCTGTTGACAATCCCATAATTGGTCCGTGAAATAACCCAACGGTCAATTTAGTTTCGTCTTTGGTAAACTCAGGTCGTGCGTTGTGTTGATATAATGAATATACAACCCACTGAATATTTTCATCAATGTAGTCACCGCTGTCTTTATAATAAACAATTGTTGGGTCGTCTAATAGTTGCACCACTGGTGTGATGCTATCCATACGTTGAGTATTATTCTCTAAGAAATCGTGGTTTCCAGGTATAATAACAACTTTACCATATTTTGATAATTCTTTTAAAAACCAACTTGTTAATAATAGTTGTTCATTAGATATGTTTATCTTTTGATGTGCAATGTCTCCCGCAACAACGATACGAATTTCTTCATACTGAATACCTTCTTGATGCCATAAAATATTATGTTCGCGAATTTCATCGATTAATGTTTCAAATTGTTCCCTATACAAATCGTGCATTTGAATTGTACGAATGTGTAAGTCAGCAATATGTATTATCTTTTTGACCATCTTGAAATATATTTTGATAAATCCATTTGTAGGATTGCGTTATTAATTTGTGACGGGACTTTATATTCCACAAATGTTGCATCATCTTTTAATAAGACAACGACATTACCCAATAATTTAGTATCGTTGTATTTTGTTCCTTCCAACATCTTACGCAACAATCGACCATATAATGGTAATTGTAAATAATAATGACCTAAGGCATTATCGTGATAGTTGTTGAATGGTGGATACAGTCTACCTGTGTAATGATGAACTTCAAAGTTCTTAGGTTGGTTTGTTTTCCAATCTGTAATAACAAAACCAAATCCGTCCTTCTCTTTGTTTTGCATCAACCATACTTTATCTGGTTGTCCTGTATATTGTTCTGTTGGGTCTCCTAATACAATCTCTGTATCTAATAGGACTCCTCCACGCTCTAACATTAAATCGAGAAATTCTTTTCCTGCTTTAATCATGTTATCACTCTTACGTTGTTGTTCCTCATTAATTTCAAATATTGGTTGTCTAACTTCTTTGTAGTTATCAAAACGACCAATCAATTCAGATTCTAATTCAAAGTGAACACGACTACCCATATTAGTTGATAGGTCACCAGCTTGTTTCCATTCGGCAAGTAATTGTGATTGACCTTCAGGGTCTCCTTTTGACATTTTTAATGCCATACCTTCCGCATCAAATGGTTTATGAAATTTCTTAACAATTTTAGATACAGATGGAAAGTTCTTTTTGACTTCACCATCAACATCTTTCATATAATAAATGTGTTCTTCTTCTATGAATGTTAATTCTAATTCTTGTCTTCTTTTTTCCAATAAATCATTTATCTCTAATGAGATGTCTTTTAAATTCATGTTATTCTATTTGTTTCATTTTATATTCACTTAAGTTTCCTTGTAAATCGGCAATATCTTTTTCTCCTTCTAATTTAATACTCCATACTTTCCCCATTAGTTTTCCACAATTCAATCTATGATACAATCTCTCTTGGTCATTCCACGCATCGGGGTCAAGTACTATAATTATTTTTTTTGCATTATCATATAGTTTTTTAAATAAATGTTCACTCATAAACTTCCCCAACATTGGGATTGCATTTGGGATAAAAATACTATCGAACGCACCCTCAACTATGTAAACAGGTTCATCCCAATTAATTAAACTTTCATTGAAAATAATAATTTCCTTTTGTACCACGGGATTCATATATTTTCTTTTCGTTTTATTTAAATAAGAACGAGCAATAAAGTAATTTAATCTTCTATTTTCATCATATGAAGGAATGATAATTCTATTTTCATAAAGACCTGTGGCACAAAATCCAATATTATAAAGTTGTAACATCAAATCTGTTATATTTCTACTTTTAATGTAATTGTACGCCTGCTTATATCCTGGTGTTAATTTCATTCCAAAACTTGCATCTTTAAATGGAATAAATTCTTTTGGTAATTTAACTGGTCTATATTCTTTTTTATTACCGTCCTCATCTTCTTCAGGTTTTAAAAGAATATATTTTTTAAGTTGTTTAGGATTACCGAACTTCTTAATTAACTTATATATTGATCCGTGTGTTTCGTGAGATTCGGCACATACCCAACACTTATAAACACCATATTTGTAATTAATTTCCAAATTGCCCTTACCGTCACCTTTTTCTAATCCTTTGATTTCATGAGAACACACGGGACAGTCAAAAGAGACTTGGTATCTATAATCATTATGATTCTTATAGTCACCAAATATATCTTCCAAAATTTCAAATACTGCGGAATAATCTACTTCTTGGGTGTTCATGTTGTATATTATAACAAAAAAATCTTATAAAAAAAAATGGAGGCCAGACACCACGCTGACCTCCTACCAACCAAACAAGGCTTTTAACCCTTGTCCCGTTCTATTATTAAATATATCATCGATAAATCCTAATATAAAATATAAGTTGCCGAATATTATTTATCCAATTGTTTTATCATATTGAAATGACCGATAACTGCGGTTGCCGCGTCACTCATATCAAAATTTTCTTTTTTTAATTTACCGTTCTTATCATACAACCATTGAACATCAGGACACACGTCATTAACGTGATCCCAAATAACTTGTTTCTTATCGATGTCTTTTGGGTATCCACCAAATAATACATTACGTCCTTTTTCATTTGGACCCACTAAATCAGGAAATGCATATTTTCTTGCATTATATGTTGAAATGAATGTTGGAACAATCTCAAAAATATCATAAATCAGTTTACATATCATTGTATTGTATCTCAATAAAGTTCCAACTGTATATACGTTATTGGAATTTAATAATGGTTCCTCAATGATAACACGAGTGATTCCCATATCTTTATATCCTTCCAAATGTCTTTTAAATGTATTGGCCTTCATCATAAGTTCTTCCAACTTATCTTCAGGTTGTGGTTTAATTTTAGGGGAAAAATGTGTTAGTTCTAATAGTTTAGAACCTGAAATATCAAACAATGCAAACCCTATGGTTTTTGTACTAATATCAAGTCCCAATATTTTTGGTTTATTCTTAAATTTTACATCTATACTCATAATTCTAATATAATATAAATTAAAATAAATGTAAATCGTTAGAAATCCAATTTAACCGATACAATTTGATCACCTATTCTTTGTATTGGAGACGCTAATTTACCCATAACTAATGTTTCTTTATTACTATTCAATAATGCAACTTCAGTCATATAGGGATATCCTGATGTATATGTTGGATTTTGTGACGCATTTAATGACGCACCACCAAAGGTACCATTGGGTAAATTTAAATTGAATATCATTTCTTCAATATCACTTGCTCTTACCAATTCAACCGTACCTGTTATTGTTCCACCAGATAACGGTCTATCAGTTCCGAAGGAAGATAAACTTGATGTGTACGTTGTTACGTCTGCGAATTTAGTTTGATTAATTGTAAATGTAAATCCGGTTTTTAAATCATTTATGGATCCTAAGTCATTTGTGTAATTTCTAATTTTCCATGCATTTGATGTTGGTTGGTCTCCGTTATTCGTTAATTGATGTAGTATATGAAATTCTGTTGCTGTATATCCACTATTTAGATGTTTAAATCCACCACTATTAAATTTAACTGTAACATTTTCATTATTAGTTGAACCTGTTACTTTCATAAAATAATTACAAGGTAAATCATCTGATACAGTACCACCACTAAATTTATACGTAACCCAAAGTGTTTTTCCTGTTGTTAGTGTGGTTATATAATCATTATTGGTTACAATAACATCAACCTTTGGTGCCGTTAATGTATAATTTCTAGTTGACCCTGTATCTAACGCCGCCACAATTTCCTCGTCATCAAAAACCACAATTTTTTGATTATGAAATATTTTACCAACTCTATTAGACTGTGAGTCTACTAAATCCCTATATGGTAATTCATATCTTGAATTGTAATTAGATACCATTTTTTTATCAACGGTTCCCATTGTAAATGTTGCTCCCGATGTTGCACCAGTTAATCTGTGATACATAATTGAGGTCAATGTCACATTAAATGATGTTTGTCCCGTTATGTTATCGATACAGATATAATCATCGTATTTAAAAAATCTATGAGGATCTTCAGTTGTTCCACTTTGTGTATAATGTAATATTGCAATTGCCTTTTGTTCTTCGGGTGAAATGGTCACTCCAGTTCCAAAGGTGTCGTATATTGTTGTACCTGTATTATATGTTTGTCCTGAAGATGATGAATAACCTAATAAATTTTTAACTCCTATGTATGGATTAGTTGTATATGAATTTGTTAAACCAATCGGATTTTTGTCCCAAACTGTACTTAACGTCCATCCACTATTTGCAGTAACAAAATTCTTACATACTGTTGTGATTGATCCGTCCACCGGTACACCAAAAAATGTACTACCACTTGTATACCAAAATGGATATTTTACATGACTATCTTTGTCAAATGGTGCTAATATGTTTTGACTCGTTGTTCCTGTGTTGTAGTTGTATTCAGAATCACCTATGGCAAAATAACTAACATTAAAATTACCTTTCGCAATAGAGTTTCTACCCTTTTGTGTTAATCTTGCTGCAACTGTTGCTGAATATCCTGTATTTAAAAAGCTCATATATTATAATTATTATTTTTTAATTTTTATGGTTCTAATAATGTTATTGATCCTCCTGGAGTTGTTGAATAACCTAATCTTAGAGTTGCAGTACTGTAAGTATCATTTTTTTGTAGGCTCCATGCATATGAAGTATTGTCTGAAGGTAGTGTTTCATAGGCTGTAGAAAGGAAAGTTTGACCGAAAGCAGTAATAGGTCCTCCAGGTATATCTAAAGCTACTCCACCGGCAACTATTCCAGTATCACCATTTATAGTACCACTACTTTGTCCTCCACTATTGAATACAGAATAAACGTATATAGTAGCTCCACTGTTATTTGTAATAGTACCACTTGCACTACCATTTCCAGCAGATATTGGATAATTAAATTGACTAGGATTATTAACTGTGAAGGATACCGTTCCTACCGGTACAGAAGTAGTCGGTGTAGGTGTAACCGTATTAGTAGGTGTATTAGTAGGTGTAGGTGTAGGTGTTGATGTAACTCCAATTGATGATGTTGGTGTGTTAGTCGGTGTGACCGTATTTGTTGGTGTGTTGGTTGGTGTAACCGTTTTGGTTGGTGTATTAGTTGGTGTATTGGTAGGTGTTGGTGTATTAGTTGGTGTATTGGTAGGTGTTGGTGTATTAGTTGGTGTAACAGTATTAGTTGGGGTTGGGGTTGGGGTCGGTACGATAGGGTTAGAACAGTTATATTGATCATTGTTATAATCAAAACCAATTGGATATGTAAAACCATGTCTTAGTTTTTGATATGTATGTTTACATCTATTGAATATTGTGTTAGATATTAAATTTCCACCTGTCCACAATGTTGTTGCAGGAACAAATTGTTCAATCACCTTTACCCAATATGGGCTCATTTTGTTTATATATTCATTCACCGAGATAAAATCATATGGTGTAAATCCTGTGTTACTATTAGTGACGTAACTATTAAATACTTCTGTTAAACCAAAATATGATTTATCATACTTTGACGTATTTGAATTTGTTACTAATGTGTTTAATATGTTTTCAAAATATTCATTAAATGTTACACCGGTTTGTGGTGTTAAATTACCAAAAGATAATTCTAAATTTCTTGATTGTCTATAAACGTCATGTTCAATTCCTTGTGATGGTGATAAATGAACACTAATATTTTTTCTATTTAGTGTAAGTTGTTCCTCGTTTAGATTAACTTTTGTGTTATCAATTTTTGACGTTAAACCAAATCCATAATCTAATCCAGGTAAAGTTCTAAATGTATCAAAATAATCTTCACCATATGTATATGGTTTTGACATTGTTTTAATTGTTTTAGTCCTACCTGTTAATTGGAACACACCGTTAACAAAAGAACCGCTAGATAAATTTGTATCAATTATATCTGACGATCTATGGTCAAGTGTTGTGTCATACCAACCAGCCCCTTTTCCAAAAAATATATCACTTTGAATATTTGTTGTTTTTCTTGGTAATCCATTTTCATCAATAGGATATTCATCTCTACTTAATGTTGATGAACTCGTAACCGAACCAGTTGCAAATGTATATCCCGTTTCGGTTCCTCCACCAATTTTATTGTAGGTAACCACAGTTGATGTGAATCCTGTTACTAAAGTATCGACTTTTGTTCCTTGAATTACATCATATAAATCGGTTTCTAAATTAGGATTGTTTGGTAATTTTGTTACATTATAAACAAACTCATTAATTTTAATTATTGGTTCGGGAGCGCCGATAAACTTTAAGAAAAATTCTAAAGATGCTCGTGTTCCTTTTGATTTATATATGTAAGCAAGATTAACTAATAATCTTCTGTAAAATTCATATTCTGCTTCCACTAAAGTTTTACCCAATGATACACCATTAAACACAGTATCTTGTCTTAAGTATAAAGTATCCTCTAATGATTTTTCATCAAATAAATTAATGGTTGATAATCCTAATGTTTGTGAAAGATTTTTTAATAAGATATCGGGAATATTATTTATTCCGTCATAACTTACATTACGCATGTGAGCAATATTGTCTATATATTTTTTTACTCTATCAAATGACTGACCGTATAATTGAAATATTGATTGTGCTTTTTGGTCATCCGTATCAAATTCAAATAATTGTGGTGCGGTTAAAAATCTTACAATTAAATTAGATTTATAATCGTCAATTTCATCTCCTAAACTACTTAATTGACTAATGTAATCCGCGTAATCAATACCAACTATTTGTAAATTCCAACCATCTTTTGTTGTTGGCCAATTAACATATACATTAACAATTTCAGTTTTAGTTTCATCAAAACTATCTTTCGGTACTTTAAAACTTGCCTGATATTTTGGGTTAGTTTCTCTACTCAATAAAAGAGTTTCTAATTCATCTAACCCACTAAAAAACTCTTCGGTAATTCCATTATTTGGTCTTATTAAAACATTTTCATTTATAGTATTTCCAGTACCTACATTGAATGGTGGTTTTCCTTTGACTTTTAATTTAATTAAATTTGATGTGTCAGGTTCGGTGTACGAAACAATATCATATGTTATATCATTATATACTAAAACATATTTTGTGTATGATGAATAAAAATTTCTAATCGTATTATCAACAATAGGTAATGTATTACTTAATGGTTTAATAAGTGTAATATCGAACGGATTAAATAAAATTGATTTCTGAATATAAAATTCTGTTGTGTTTGTACTTCCACTATAAGCAATTCCTGATAATGTGACATCAACACTTTTAATGGGACTATCTTTATCAACTAATATAGCGGCAGGAAAGTTTGTTATAATATTTGATACCGATACTTCTAATCTTTGTTTTAATGAACCATATAAAGATTTACCAGCGTCATTAATTCCACCTTTAAATTTAATTTTTTCTTTTTTCTTTACCCTACCATTTTGTGTTGTTAATGCACTTAATTCTTCCTTTAAATCTTCTAATGTTAAGAAATCAGAAAAGGGTTGTGATTTAAAGTTCTTACTATCTTTTTCAGGAATGACTCTGTTAATATCAAAGTTCGTATTAGTGAGTTGACTAGTACCGTCAGTAATCTGTGTACCAACTAATTTATCACTAAATGTTTCTCCGCCACTAGCGGCTTCACTTGGAACTTTATATCTTACTACGGTTGCCATTATCCTGTTATATTATCTAAATTTAAGGTTTCATCAATACTTGTTCTTTCTTCACGAACTTCATATAATGTCTCATTAAATTGATCTTTAATTTCAAAAAGATTATATTGTTTATAGATATTTTTATCCTTATCGTAGATTGTGTAAATACCTGGTGCAATCGCCTTAGTTTGGTCACCATAAAGTGCGTGTGCTAATGTTGATGCGTCATGTTCAACCATTTCAATTTCAACCGTTGTTGGGTTGAAGAATGTATTTGTTAAAATAATAGTTTGACCCGGTTCACCGATAAATGGAACCACATTTGGTCTACTTGATGGTGATGAACTTGGAGTTACTGTTAAAAATATAAAGTTAGATTGAGTATCGGTATATTGATATCTAATGGCTTTATCTGTTGAGTTTGATAAATTTGCAGTAGTCGGTACACAATAAAAAGATGATGTTACTAATCTATAAAAGTTTGGAACTTTTTGATTATTTGTTTTATTGATGTATTCAATTCTATATCCAACTAATCCTTGTGGTGTGAATTTTCCTTGGTCGTCAACCGGTACATTACCAACATCAATAACTAAACCTCTAACTGATGGAAGTGATGCTAAAACTCCACAATCCATAATACTTGTTCTAACTTGTTTAGGTCGTAAATGTAATGTGTAAATTCCTAATTCAGAGAATTGACCCGCTTGTAATTTTAAATTATATAAACCACCTAAAATTTCTCTATTCGCAACACCACCTGTTGTTTCATTATGAAACACCGGTGTTAATATTGCTGTCGAGTCTAATTTTGTTAATGTTGGGGTGACGTTCGCAGTCCTACCCGAAACGTAATGATATAATATCTCTACGTCTGCTGGTGATACATCTGCGGGTCTTACAATACCATATGATCCTACTGCCATTTTCTTTTATTAATAAATATAAATCTTATTGTTTTCTAACTTTAAAATACCCATTTCCATATATACTCAATTCACCCATACTATCAATTTCACTTAACCTGAAATTTCTTTCCATGACCCCCAATTTACCTCGTTCCACAAAAACGTCCGAATAAACGGTTGGTTGTTCTACAAACCCCAAGAAATGCTCGTTTCTTGTTAACGCTTGTTCAAAAACTTCTTCCTTGGTAAATCCAGTTGTATTTCCAGCAATTTCAGTGTATCCATCTGACCTATCGTAATATTGTAATATTGTGGTGGTATTTGTCTTTCCTGAATATGTGAAAGTGTATCCAGTAAAATCGATAGTTAAATCATTTTCGGTTTTTGAACTATAAAGTAAATTTTGTGTATACCCTGTTGTTCCGTATTTTTTTAATTCGGATAATCTACTTGTTCCAATACCAATATATGAAAATGACGTATATCCCGTTGTTGGGGTGTATTCATAATCGTTTAAATAGTTTTGTGTAATACCAGATTGGACTTCTCCGTCTTTTGGGTAAGACGGAACATAAAAAGACATACTTCCAAATAAATCTGACATATAAATTATTTACACCTATAAATATCTTTATTAGGTTTTAGGTAATATAAAGATTAATTTAATGTAAATAAAGAGTAGGTTATACACCAACAACCCAATAATAATTAAAATCTCTTGATAGTCCTGATGGGGTATATGTTAATCTATACGTTGAGGTATTAACTGATGGATCTGAAAGGTAAGACGTTTTTGACATTCCAGACAATTCTAAATTTGTAGTACTTTTACTAATCGCTAAAGAACCGGCTAAAAAAGGTCCTGTACTGGTACCACCTACCGTTGATACGTGTGTGAGTGCAAAATCTGCTTCGTTCATAAAAGGATAAACAAATGCATTTCCAATTATAATTTCGATACTAATTCCCGCACCATCACGACCACCACTTTCATCAAAAGAATCAGGTTCTGCGAAAGATGTGGTACCTTCCACTGGACTTGGTCTATATGATTGTAAGGCTAATGTTGATACGTCGACAGACGCAAAACTAGTACATGTTCCGGTACTTGTTGCTCTAACTGTAACATCACCCGGATTTACAGTTACATTATATCCTGAAATTAATTCTGTTCTTGTTACATTTGTAGCGTACTGAGTGGTTCCGCCCGTATAATCAATAATTGCTATTGTAAAATTATTTGGTGCTGTTGCAGAACCTAATCCTGTTCCTGTTATTGTTACTACTGGCATTTTTAAATTTTAATTTCTTTTATTATAAATATGTTTATTTTAAATATATTATACACACTCCGTACAACCTCCATTTGTAGTACAAGTTGCCCCTGCTCCACAATCTATTATTGTCAATAATCCTGATGGGTCGTAAACATCACCACCCGGAGATACACATACTGACCTAACACCACCTCTTGGAGCCGTTATTGACGCTACCGTACCATCTGAACATCTATTATATGTAAATGTTATAATATCGTTAGTTTCATTATAAACAGAATAACAAGTACAAGATGTTCCAGCACATAAAATTTCTACATGAGATGAATATGTCGTACATCCATTCGCATCCACAACGCTTAAATAATAATTTCCACAACCTAAAGAAGTAAATCCATTAGTTGGTGCCGATTCGGTTTTATCGGTAACTGTAGAGATTAACGTATCATTCGCATAATCGTAATCAGTGTAAGATGTGGTAGTGATATCTTTATATAATCTATATGTTTTAGGCCAAACTCCACCTGTTGAGGTTACTTGAAGTGATCCGTTTCCTGCTACTGTTTCATTAACAAACGATGTTATTGTTGCAGTTTGTACTGTTGGTTGTGTTATTGTTTGTGAATATGATTGTACACAACCTAAACTATCTTTAACATAAACTGAATGTGCTGCGGCGGTTAATGAATTAAATGTTTTAGGTAAATTAAAATATGTAACATTATCTATTGAAGTGCTGTATCCTGTTCCTGATCCACCTGACCCACCTGATACTGCTATTGAACCATTTGCACCACCATTACAACTTACATTTGTATTTGTAAATGTTGCATTTGGTGCGGTTTTTGCCAAGTTACCAACTGAAACTGAAGCGACAGTTCCAACTCTATTACTATTTCTAACGTAACCAGTATAAGTTCCGCCAGCTAAACTACTAAATGACGCACTTGCTTGCCAGTTATCATTATCTCTTGAATACTCATATGATGCACCATTACCACCACTCGCACTTAACGTAAATGATGCATCACTAACATTATGACATGATTGTGAAGAACTTGAACTTACCGATACCGTTAATGCCGGTAATGATGGAGTTGGTGTTGGTGTTCCTGTTGGTGTGTTAGTCGGTGTAACGGTAGGTGTATTGGTGGGAGTATTTGTTGGTGTGTTAGTTGGAGTATTAGTTGGTGTATTAGTTGGGGTATTGGTTGGTGTAGGAGTTAACACAACAACAGATAGACCAAATTCACAAACAGTTGATGGTGTAGGTGTATTGGTCGGAGTAACCGTATTTGTTGGTGTATTAGTTGGTGTATTTGTTGGTGTGTTTGTTGGGGTATTAGTCGGGGTAGATGTGTTAGTAGGTGTGTTAGTTGGTGTGTTAGTTGGCGTATTAGTTGGCGTAACCGTATTAGTCGGAGTATTAGTAGGTGTATTAGTCGGGGTGTTGGTCGGAGTAACCGTATTAGTCGGAGTATTAGTAGGTGTAACAGTAGGTGTGTTAGTTGGTGTTGGTGTGTTAGTTGGTGTAGGAGTTAACACAACAACAGATAGACCAAATTCACAAACAGTTGATGGTGTAGGTGTATTGGTCGGAGTAACCGTATTTGTTGGTGTATTAGTTGGTGTAACGGTATTAGTTGGTGTGTTTGTTGGGGTATTAGTCGGAGTATTAGTTGGAGTATTTGTAGGTGTAGGTGTGTTAGTCGGAGTGTTAGTCGGTGTAACGGTATTAGTTGGAGTATTTGTAGGTGTTGGTGTTAATACAACTACAGATAATCCAAATTCACAAACAGTTGACGGTGTAGGTGTATTGGTCGGAGTAACAGTATTAGTAGGTGTATTAGTTGGTGTATTTGTTGGAGTTACCGTATTGGTTGGGGTTGGGGTTGGGGTTACCGGCGTATAACATACCCCCAAATTTAAAACAAAAATAACTGCTGCCGGATAGTGTAAATTAGTTTCAAAATCGGCATCAAAAGCACCATAAATTGAACCATATTCAATTATATCTGTTAACTGATATTGACCTTCATAAACAAATTCATATTGTGTTGATGACGTTCTACTAATCTCATCATATTTTTGATATTGAATAAATCCATATGAATTTACTTGATAGGTTGTTCCTGAATAATATACACAAGGTTCTGGTGCGGTACACCCACTAAAACTACCTGTTGTAAATGTGGTTTTTAAATGTGGATTTGGTGACGTAATTGATATTGTTACGTCTGTTATGTCGCCCGAATTAATATTAGGTAAATCTACATATTTTTCATATTCACTACCTAAAATTGTGACTGTTATTGAAGAATATAAAATACTCGAACCTGTGTAAATGTTAGAATTGAATTCAACTCCAACATATGATGGTATTAGGTTACCATTACTGTCTAAAATTTGATAATTTATACCGTTAGGTCCACCAGTGTTACAAACCTCAACAGGTTTTATAGTTAATGTGTCTTCTCTATCATATACAAAAATTTCACTATCAAATGGAAAAATTTGTCTATAAAATTGTTGTTCGGCATCTGTCGTTGAGTTATCTATTTCGGTAGAAGTTGTGTTATCACCATATAAAATTAAACTATCTTTCGTTGTGAAATCTTTTATTAAACCTCTCGTAACATATTCACTATTATAAAAGTTACTCGTGTTCCAATCTATAATAAGATTATTTGTATTATTGTATACATTTAAATCCAAATCTTTAGTTAAATGTGAATTTAAAAACCATCCACTTGTATAATCTTTGGAATTGGATATGACATTATGTGGTCCACTATTAACCGACGACCCCGTTGTACTAACACTTGTCTCCATTGTTATTATATCAACAACATTACCGTTAGTGGTTTTATAAAATGTTCTATATGGTGTTGATCCTGAAATAGCATAATACCCATCTAACACACTCGAATCTCCATCATATTCATAATATAATGTCGTACCTATTGTTACACCATTATCACTTGAATTATCATAATTTAAAATAAAAATATTTGGGTTATCTTCTATTTTTATTTCGTGTGTAAAATATGTTTGTATTTCAACAACACCAGGTTTTTCTTCAAAAGAATATAAATATTGGTGTGTTAATCCAGTTAAGTCAGATAATATAGTTTGTGTAATTTCTGTGGTAATGTCATTTGAATCAAATGAGGTTATAAAACCTTCAGGTAATTGATAGTTGATGGCAATTGGATTATTTAAACTACCAATAATATCACTTGATTGTGATACTAATGTCGATGTCGTTTCACTTACAAAAAGTGATTGTGCGGTATCAAATTTTTCTGGTTTTCCAGCAATATATGATAAAAATAATAAATCTAATATTTCGTCATTTATTAATGTATACGATTGTTGTGTATTGTTAATATCTAACACATCCTTTGAATATGTTTTTACTCCACCGATATATTTGTAAGACAATGTTTTTGTTGTAACTGTTGAACCAGGCGACGGTACATTATAGAAATATCCTCCGTCACAAAAATATTTACCGTTATCTATTGTTGTAGTGTTAGTGTCTTTATATATTGTGGCTCCTGTTTTTATATAAGGATAATTTGTTGTTGTGTATCTTTTTAATAATTGTTTACAATCTTCAATAAAATCTTTACTAGTTGTTATAAAAAATGATACAACAAGTATAACAACTGCAAGTGCTAAAATATATGGGTTGAAAGTTGCCCCACCTATTTTCAATAAAGTCATACCGAGTTGTAACGATAAACCTTCAGCAGCAAATGCAACACCTGAAAGCATAATACCTAACATGAAGCCACCTTCGGCCAAAGCATTAGTATCTAACCCATTAAAAAATGAATTATTTTTTACTGAGTTTATATATGAACGAACTAACTTTATAGTCATATGTTCATAACCCGTTATTGGTGTATGTGTGGAATTATTAAAATCAAATGATGTGAAAAAGTTATTGTTTGAATTATATTCGGTACTTGTTGACCAACCTAAATAGTATGAATAAACGGTTGGTTGGTAGTAATCACCCGACGATAACACTTTACCTATTGCACCCGAACCAATAAAGTATGGTTCAATACATGCTAATGTATATGAATCATTTGTAGTTCCACCTGTAAATAATTTAGGTCCATTAATAATAGTTGATATTTTTGTGCTGCTAAATATTTTTTTCTTTGCTCTATAATCCGTCTTAACCCCAAAATCTCTTTTTATATCCGTTAAACCTACCTTATATACTTTATTATTGCCACTATAACCATAATAGTATGGTAATGCTGGTTGTCTAAATAGAATATCATTATATACTTTAACATTACTAGCCCAACCTGATATTTCAGTTAAAGAATAAAGATATGTTTTGACACTTGGTGTATTTATTGAATCCCAAGCAGAATAAGGATTTACACCGACTAAATAACTATAAATTGGTGTACTAAAACAATCTGTAGTAATTCTAGTTGTGACAGTATTATTACTATTATAAGATTTTATTTGTCCTACTAAAGATCTAATTGATATAAGACCCGATGGGCTAATTACTCGAATTCTAATACCATTCACACCACTTGGAACTTTAAAAATAGTATCATCATCAACCAATCTAAATGCCTCATCTCCAAATGGAGACCATGATATGAAACCAGCAAATTTATCATTTTTACCATTACTTATTGTAAACACAACTGAACTTGCATTACCTGTATATGTAACTTTTATTTCAGTTATTGCGGAATTTGATGTTAACAAAATTTTGGTATTTTTTAATGACCATTTTAAATTTGATTTTAAGCTTGACCCATCTAAATAAGGTTTACTTAATGTATAATCACTTAATAAATGGGTTTGTTCGATATATCCAATATTACAATCAAAAATATTTGAATCACAAGAATCGTAAAATTCAAATTTATGTATAGACGTGTTATATTTTAATATTATTTTAATATTATTTTGATCAGTAGATTTTAAAATGGCATATGTTCCGTTGTCAACTTCATTTATTAAATCTTGGTCTTTATACCATTTTTTATTAGTAATAGCCGTAACATTATCTAAAGTTTCTTCCGCATAATATGTTACAGTACTTGGACAACCTGAGCAATATGATATATTTGGTAACCAACCAACACAAAATTCTTGTGAAGTTGTTGGTAATGAATTACATAATGCTTGACAGTTAAAACTACGTGTTCCGCTACCTCCATTAATTACAATATCTATTGTAATAAACAAATCATTTCTTGATGTTGAATCTAAAAGAAAGTTGACATATTTGTTAATTGAACTTGATGAGTTAGACGGTACATTAAATTGTAATACTGTTTTTATATCAATTCCAACACCTTGTTTAATATATACGTCAATATTTGAACCATTTAGAGTAAAATTATTAAAAACAAATTTTATTAATTTACTGACTGTTGGTTTATTAGTTACATAAACTGGTTTTAAATTTTCTAATAAACTGTATCGTAAGTTGTATGTTGTGACATTACTTGTTAATCCCGTTGTTGTTCCTGATATAGGTTTAGTAATCCCACATTCGTGAATTGTTGGGTCACCGGCTAAAGGTACTGGACAATTAAAATTAAAAGTACTACTCATTTATTATGTCATTTTTATACCATACACATTAGACATAGTCGATGGGGTATGTACTATTGTTGTGTTATCTATTATTGTTGTTAAATTTGGACTCAATGGGTATGTTTTGTTAAAAACCACCACATTAGTCCCTTTATTAAATATTGTGATATTCATATCTCTATCCCTATCATTTGTAATAAAAAAATTCATATTAAAGCTTCCATAGGAAGATGAAACTTCAAACCAAACAATTTTTTTTATTGTACCAAAATTTGTACTTACACTAACACTTGGTAGACTATTATCACTCATTTTTTATATTTTATGTTTTATGTTTTATGATGGTGGTAAACAACTACATGAACTTCCGTACGATACGGGTAACCCTGTACCACTTCCGTATTTACCACATGTAGTAAAGGTTTCTGCGACTTCCATAAATCTAGTTGCTGTGTTTCCATCACAATCTAACCAATATGCTGTTGCACTAAATCCATATTTTGCACGAAAAACTATAATAACATTATCGTTAATGTTTGATGTGATTCCTGTTGTACTTGAAGTACAAGTGCTTCCAGTTGATGTTATGGTGTATGTCGTTGGGTCTCTTAATACTAATGGTGACGAATATTGTTGTGGTGATGTACCTAATACAGGACGATTTCTTAATGACTCTAAAATAATACATTCAGATATTGTGTAACTTCCTGAGTTTATAGTCTTATCAACTTGTAACCCGTCTTTATTATAATATATTAATACTCCCCCATCTATCGCATTTATTACAACATTTTGTACATATGTTTCAGTTTCTTCTTCGGCTATTGTTTGACAACTTATTGTACTTGTACAAGTTCCTGTAAAATATAAATCAAATGGTGTAAATGTTGAACCCGTTGTTGTTGAAAAAACCCTTATATCTAATTTTTTATCTCCATTTGTGCTATAGTAACCAATAGTTTTAGTTATGTTGTTTGTTCCTCCGGTTAACTTATATAATTCACCATAACCAGTTGAATAATTTCCAACAAAAATTTCTGTATTATTGTTTGTATTTGCGGAAATTGTAAAATTAAAATTACCATAATCATTATTAAGTTCAATAACATCATTTAATATTGTTGTTCCTGGTCTTGTGATTGAATAACTATACGATGTTGTACCTGTGGGACAGTTTGTTAAAGTTCTTAAAACTGTTTTAGATGAGGTGCACTGACCAGGTAATATAATTAACTTTGATGATGGACTTACTAATGGTGTTCCGTTTTTATCACCAATATAATAATCTGTCTCAGGACAATTTTGTACACAAACATCACTCAAAAAAGTACCAGAATAGGAATACGATGTAAACGACTTATTACCATCACCTTCTACTGGACACGATTCTCCACATATAAGATAATAAACATAAAGTTTACCATCAGAACTACTATTCAAATCACTTTGTTCAACTTTAATATTGTATTTTACACATTGTTCTTTTGGTCTCCTTCCCTTTACTTTTGAAACTAATTGATTATCTGCTCCACCTTCGAAAGTTGCTGGTTCAACTTCAACCAACGAAGTTACACTCGTTTTTGAAAGTGCTTTAAAAATATTAGAATCGATAACAATTACTTGATTCTCTTTATAATCAAAGTATTCATCATCTACAGCTTTTTTTAAATCTTCACGGGTGATTATTTTATTATCCGTTATCCCTGTCCATGATCTTGGCATACAATGACTCTATTTTATTTTCTAATTGTTTTATTTTATTTTCCAATTGATGTATTTTGAGAGTATGGACGTCATTATAGTTGACACTCATTGGTAAATCACCAACGACTAAGTCAGAACAAGCTTCTTTAACACTTTGAGCCGAATAACCATATCTTACTTGATTATCACCTTTTAATGTGAATTGTATAACATCTAATGTTGATAAATCTACATTTGGATTAACTGATATAATATCTTTATATCTAATATCCGACAATTCAAAAAATGATGTTGCCGAAACACTTCCAGATACCGTTAACGAACCGGTAATAACGTGTGAAGAACCTGACACATAAACTGAACCGGTGATTATTTGATTTCCTTTAAATGTATTTGAACCGGTTGTTGCAAAATCTCCATAATTTTTTATTTGTATTGAACTAGATACAATACCTGACGGGACATCTGTTATACCACCGAATGATACTTGTGATGAACCTGATATTAATGAAGTACCTGTAGATACTATTGAACCTGATATATAAACTGAACCTGTAAACTGATGAACATCTATTGTATCATTACCAAACGCTGTTGATCCACTTGCAAATTGAACTGTCATGTTAGTTACAGATGAACTAACGACATATTGTTGTGCTGTAAGTGTTCCATTAACAGTTAAGTTATTACTGATAACTTGACTACCTGTTAAAAATAATGTTGTTCCGTTATATGTTAAAGATGATGATGCGTACGCCGCATTTGTTGTTCCATCAGAAATTAAAATTCTATTAATCCCTGCATTTGTAATTGTTGAAAATCCTGTACCACTAGTCCCTGATGTGCCACTTGTTCCTGATGTACCACTAGAACCACTAGTTCCTGAAGTACCACTAGAACCACTAGTTCCTGAAGAACCTGAAGTGCCACTAGAACCACTAGTTCCTGATGTGCCACTAGAACCACTAGTTCCAGAAGAACCATTTGAACCGCTAGAACCAGATGTACCTGAAGAACCGTTACTACCTGAAGAACCTGATGTTCCACTAGTT